TCATCGTCAAAAAACAATTCTTTTACAAACTTCATTTCAAACCAATTGGGGCACCTATTTGGTAGAGATATTGAAATATGATCCCAGCCTAGTTGATCCGATGCTATTACTTTTAGTGTTGATGATTTAAAATCAATCATAAAAAGTCCGTTGTTGCCATCAGCTTCGCTGGAAAACCTAGTAGCTCTGTATTTTTCTATCTCTTTGTTATTTTGTTTCATAACTCACCCACATACTCAAAACATTTAAGCGCAGCAGGTGATATCAAAACCACTATATCATTGGTATCACAAGCATAGCCTATTGAATTATAATTTGTAATTGATGTTATATATTCACCATTATCAATCGACTCTGTTTGCTCGACATAAACAGGTGTCATTAAGTAAATCTGATCTGTGTCTTGTGAGTAGTAGACTGAGGATTTAATCATTTATAAAGACTTTCTCGGTTTTTCCAATAATCGTAATTACCTTTTGAATCTAAATGCATTTTTTTTCTTTTAACTACATATCCAGATAAATCTCTAACAAACCTTGTTTTTTTAAAATAATATTGTTCAGCATCTTGTTTTGTTGCAAACCATTTAACATGAATATGAAAATCACTAGCAAATCTTTTGTTTTTTAAAGATGTTCTATTTGCAAAATAAAGCCATGTCTTATTTCCAAATATGCCTCGACCTATCTTTTCTTTTGATTTAATAACCCAGTAGTATTTATATTTCATTCATCATTTCCATATTTCGATTTCCAATCTGCAATGGCTTCTCTAGCTTTTTGCCATCCAGGCTGATGATTAAACTCTTCTTCACCATCAGTTAGCCAATCATCGACCGCATCAATCAACCCCTCAACATCTTTCATTAGTAGGTCGTGGCACTCTGTAAATCCCATGGAGTATTCGTGTGCTCTTAGCGGATCAACCAAGTCTGCATGGTCTTTATCTGTGTTTCTCTCTATCGCTCTATGATCCCTAAGATTTTTCAATCTCTCGTTCATTCATTACCTCTCAACTCTCGAATTTTGGCGAGTGCTTCACTCGCTGTTTTACCACCGACAAAAACATGGGTTATTGTTGGCGGCTCAGAGTAATGACTAATTACTCTTCCAGTAATTTTTTCGGCTGGCCATATATCAGATGAGTTAATAACACCGTTCTCAAAGTTTGCTCCGCTAGAATAAAACTTCAAAGCCTCAACCGCCACTTTCAAAGCCTTCTCTAACTTAAAAATTCTTTCATTATTAAGATTGTCTTCTGCGCTAAATGAAATTGTATTTCCACTCATGTCACTCATTCTTCACCCTGATAAACATATTTAACTTTTAGTTTAAATAGTTCTTTATCTAGCTCATCTATTTTATTATCCCACCAGTTGTCTTGATCAAATTTATAGTCTGAGTTTTCGTGCATCTCTCTTAAAATATTGTTGTGCAGTTGAGTATCAAATTCTTTCTGATATTTTCTGCCCATGATAAACCCTTGAACAAACGCACTAACAGAATCCATTTGTTCGGAATTTGATCTTTTAGCTAGTAACCTTAATTTTTCATTGTGAAAATCACTCATTTAAATTCAATCCTTGCCAGGTCTTGTCCAACTAAATCTCTAATGCTTAAAACCTGTGTTTTGTTATATGAAACAGCAGCATCAACAATATCGCCAGCCTTATGAACTTGCACATTTACCAATAATTTAATTTTCATTTCGTCTGTAAATCCCATGTAACTGACTGACCTTTAAACTCAATCCCAGAATGTTCACACACAGCACTCTCTTTTAAATTCTGAATCTCTTTTAAACAAGCATCCCAACCATGTTGAAATGTGTGGTAGATGCTAGCCCTGCCACCAGCATCAAGATAATCTTGTGCCTTATTATTTCTTGCTTCATACAATCGCTCTAATTGAATCTGTGTTATTTTCATATGTCCCCATTCTTTAAAGTGTATAGTTTGCCAATTTGCTTAATAATTAAATCTCGCTCTGCTCTTAACTTAGGTAATAAATCTTTTTTTAAATGCTTAATGTTTGTAAATGGACCACGGGCTATGTCTGTGTGTGGGTTTTGTTTAATAACAAACCAATTATCGTAAGTGACATACACATACCAGTATTGATTGTCGTATTGATTCTTTTGGCGCATCAATCACCAGAATCATGGTTTGACGCAACTAGGCTAACAATGCCCTCTTTATCCACAGAATAAATGCAGTAACCTAGACTTGGTGCTGGTATTTTGTCATTCCACATAAAAAGTTTAGACACATAATCACGTCCAACCTCGAAGTCACCGACTAGTCGTCGGAATTGCCCTTTATCGTAAAGCTCTTGGGCCGTGGTGACATTTGATTCAATATCCAACCATTGCATAGCCTCGAAATATCCAAGCACTGGTGAGGCGTTAAAGACTTCGTTAAATATACTCAACACTGAGCGTTGTAAAAAGAGGTTTAAAACTTCTCGGTTCTTAGCTTCTGTTGCTGAAATCATCGGCACTCCTGGTTTAGTTAAATGTGTTTAATGTAGCAGCATGTTTAAAACAAAGACCAGCAAAAGGCAACAAATAAAAGCGGTGATTTTTAACTCAGTTTTCATGGCAGGTGAAAGCCTTCTTTAAAAAACTCTTCATTAAAAAACTTCTCATATCGTTCCATTTTCTTATTAACAAACTCAGATTGTTTTTTAAAATTCTTCTTTGTTTTGTAATCATCAGCGGTCATAGGCTTTGGAAAGAACACAGACTCCCACTCGCTGCCAATAACTTTCTTTGAACACATCTTGTAAAGACTTTTAACATCAGCTTCTTTAAGCAAGGACGGATTTTTTTCCAGCTTTTCCTTTAGAAACATCAACAATATCGCGTGCTGTTCGATTGATATGTTGTGCCCATTCAGGAGTATCATCCGGTGAAAGACAGATAAAATTGCCATCTCGCTTTTGATTAGCTTGTCCGATGTAATATTCTTTTTCATACATACCTTCTCTGATTAAATAATTTACTGCTGCCATGTAACGAGTAACAGAGCCGTCATATCTGTTCTTAACAATCCTGATAAGAGTTTCATAGCCACCACCGGATGTGTTCATTGCATAACCTGGTGCTAATGTAATTGCTTTTGTTGCTATTTTGTAAAGATCACTCGATCCATGAAACTCCTCTAGACCAGGACAGGCCTCATCAGCATTTCTATCTCTTTTTCTTAAGTGAGACACTAGCAATATTGGCTTTCCATTTTCTAACGCTAGCTTTCTAGCAGTCTTTGCAATTTCTTTTATCGAGCTATTTTCCTTGTCATCGTCGTAATCAAAGTAATGAACATGATCTACGATAATTAAATCTGTGTCATCCTCACACTCTAAAACTTTCATTGCAAATGTTGAAACATTAAAATCATTCGTCTTGTAAAACGTAAATAGGTTTTGAGCTTTGTTAATAAATGCAGTTGTTGCTGCACCCTCAAAGGTGTGATGTGTTTTTAAATATTCACCATATCGCCAATTCTGATAGTTTATTTTTTCTTGAAAGATGTTTTCTAGGTGAGCAAGCTTTTGCTTTTCTTCTTCGTTCATGTATTGAAGTTTTTGTTTTAGTTTATAAAACTCATCCTTCGAATCATAAAAGGCTTTTGCAAAGAGCTGGTATTTAATCCTACGCTCAATCTCATACATCTCTGCCTCTAAGGCTATGAAGTGCACGCGCTTTCCTGCTAAGACGTTTGCAAGGGCTATGTTGCAACACAGAGCGGTCTTGCCAGCACCAGACCTGGCACCTACAAGAATTAAATCATTCTTGCCAATGCCTAGCATTGCATCGTCTAGGTACTGCACGCCAAAAGACAACAAACCATCCTTAGCATTTTCTCGCTCTTCGATTTCCCTAAAAGAATTTTCGATTGATTTAAAAAAACTCATGTTAAATTTCCTTACTTAATAACGCCAATTTCTTTTTTAATTACTAAATCTGCCCATCCAACTAACGACATTGTTGGATTAACGCGCTTGTATCTTTCTTCAAGGTCATTAAGGAAATTGTTGAAATATTCTACCTCACCAAATCTTTCAAGTATTTCAGGTGCGTATTTCTTTAACCCACGTCCTAGTTCTTTGTTACCCAAGTATTCTATAAATTCTTGACACTTAGGGCTAAATCTTTCTTCGAAAATTTGAACAGATGATTTTTCTGCTGATGCTGCTTTTTTAAAAGAATTTTTATTTTTATATTCTACATCATCACAACAACTAATACTTTCTTGAGTAGGAGTAAGAGTAGGAGTAAGAGGTTCAGAGCCGTTGACTTTCCGTTCAGAGCCGTTCAACGTATGTTCAGAGATTTTAAAGCTAGAATCATTTTCATTCCACCTGAAGCTTCTCGCTTTTTCTAAAGAAAGTAATTTTTTTTCTGATGATTTTTGACCAGCATTTGACTTTTGCTCAAGCCATTTGAACGCACGTTCAGATCCTTTTACATAAAAAGACCCATCTGAAAGTATTGACGCAAGTTCACATTCAATTAAAATATCAAAATCTTTTGACCATGCTTTAGCTGGAATTGATTTATGCTTTAGCCAATTTTGTTGCGCTAAAATCCAAGCACTACAAACTAAACCAAGAGCCTTGTGTTCGCACCCAACTTTTATTATTAATTTTAACCAACGCTTATCTCTAAAAAAACCGTCTTCAACATTAATTCGAGCCATTTTTACTCCTAAGTAAAATAATAAGTTTTTAAAATTTTAAAAAGAATTTGCCTTAGGTGGCTCTGTCGGGCATATTTTGCCTAAGTATCGACTGGGCAGTTTCCTAACAGAGCTGCCCTTTCTTTTTTTTGGGCATCAGTACAAAGTAGATATTCTTATTTGTAAACCGTCGACACGACTGCACATCAAAATATTTAAAGTTTTACTTCAAATCACGATCTATGTATTACTTATTCAAAGTGTATTTTTTCGACCAGGTATGGTGGGTGCCTAATAAGTGCCCACCTTATCCCCAAACAACATTGAACTAAACAAGGATTTACATGTCTTACATAGAAATGCGTGACCACGATTACCATTCACTACCTCACTTATCACAATCAAAGCTTAAGAAACTAGTCGGTGTTAACTGGCCACAGTTCCAAGCAGCATTAAAGGTCGAGTATTCATCGCAATCCTTTCGTCTAGGTAAATTAGCCCATGAGATTAATTTACAAGATAAAGACATTTTAGAAATGGATTGTTTCACTAAACTTGATGGCAGAAGTAAGGACGGTAAGGCACAAGCTAAAAGTCTAGAGGGTAGAGAAAACTATATTTGGGAAGATGAAAAAGATGCCTTAGTTAAAATGAAGGCTAATTTTGTAGCCTCGCGTGAAGCAAATGCTATTATGAATGTTGCCACCAATATTGAGGGCACAGGGCTAATAAAAATACATAATCAGTACAATCCTGAAAACCCAGTTGATTTCAAATTTAGACCAGACATTGTTGGCGTTGATTTCTTAGCAGACTTTAAAACCATTGGCGAGTTTGCAACTGATTCACATATCAGAATACATTTAAGAAAGTATAAATACCAGTTTCAAGCAGCAGCATACTTAGCAGGTCATCAAGTATTAACCGGCAAGGTAATTAAAAACTTTTACTTAATCTTTCAAGAATCAATAGAGCCATATGGTGTAAGAGTTATACAAATACCTCAGCATGAGTTAGAGTATGGCTTTGATTTATTTGATGACACGTTAAAGAAATATTTGAAGTGTGCACACGATGAGAGTAAACACTCACCTAATTACACAGGAATATCAGAGATACTAATAAACGAAATTTAACTAAACAAGGAGACAATATGGAAAGTAAAGTTAGTAAACCAAAGGGTTTGGATTTAATGCGCGAGCCTTTTCCAAGTAATCAAATAAGTAAATTACCTAAGCCATCAAAAGCAGAAACAGATGCCCTTAAAGCTGATTTTAAAAAAGGTATTAGGTGTGCCGTTTGCGGTGGATGGCATCTTAAAGAAGTTAAACATTTAGATTATGTTGGTCATGCAGCTTTAACAGATAGATTATTAGAGGCAGATCCGAGTTGGTATTGGGAACCACTAGCACTTAATAATGGTCTTCCGGCTTTTGATTCATCAGGTGGATTATGGATAAAGTTAACAATTTGTGGTGTAACTAGACTTGGGTATGGAAATGCTGCCGACTCAACATTTAAAGAAATTGGATCTAGAGAAAAAGAAGTAATTGGTGATGCCCTAAGAAATGCAGCAATGAGGTTTGGCGCAGCTCTTGATCTTTGGCATAAAGGTGATTTACACGCTGATGATTTTGAAGATAAAGCACCAGCAGTACAATCACAGCAAACAGTAATACAGAAAGAAATTAAAAACTTTGCACCAGGTGCCACTAACACTTATCAACCAAGAAAATAAATGAAAGCTGTAATAATTAAAGATCAAGTTTCAAATACTTCATTTACAAGAGTGGGTGAGGTTGTTGAAATATTAAGGCATGGAAGTACCGGCAAGGTCTGGGTTAAGATGAGCAGTGGTAAGGAAATGCAATATAGACTTAATTTACTTAGGAGTGAAAATGGACATGTCATCAGAATTAAAGCGCCAAGAGCTGATTAAACTAGTATACGAAAAGCAAAGAAAGAAGACAGTTTCTAAAGCCCAAATTAAAAGAGTATTAGAATTATTGATAAAAGTTGCTAACGAATTATCTTGATTCATCGGTAACACCGAGTTGCAATTAAGATTATGAATGATAAACAAATGATCTTAATTAAATGGTTTCCAATGCCGCCTAGTGTGAATGAATCTCTAACTGTAGCAAATGGTAGAATGATTAAATCAGGTAAGGCTAGAACATACTTGCATAATGCTGAAAACCATAAGCTTGCCAATCAAGAGTTTTACAAAGGTGCAAAGGATATTATTAATTCATGGCTAAAGATTAAACAAACAGGGCTTAGAGTTAATGCTTATTTCTCTTATCCAAAGAGTGAGATTGTAACAAAGGCCAAGGATGCACAAAACTCATTTAGAGTGAATGATGTTCATAACAGACTTAAACAATTACATGATGCAATTGCAGGGCTTTTAGGTATTAATGATTGTAACTTTATTGCAGGTGATTGTGAAAAGGTAGTTGCAGAGTCAGTGCAAGACGAGAATAAAGTGTTCATTACAATTCAACCACATCAGTTATTCACACTAGATGAAGCATTAGAGAAAGATATAAAAGTATTTAAATGAAAAAAGAAATCAGTATTTTAAAAGAATCATGCCTATACACCGCTCTTAAAAAAGGCGATAGACTTTTAATCGATGGTCCAGTTGAAATAATTCTAGACGAAGTTGGAGTTGCATCTAGTCTAGATTATGAAGCAAAAATAACTTTATCTATGCCAAAGTCTACATTGTTTATTAAATTAGGTCCTAGCAATAGGAGTTTTAATGAGCAAAACAAAGGCAAAAGCAAACTCAATTGAAGAAGATGACCTTTTCGATTCCGAACAAGAGATAAACCTAACTGAAATAGATACCAACATGATTGTTAAACTACTAGTGCATTGCCTAAGCCAGTGCCTTGTAGATGTAGAAAACAAGCCACCACAATTTGTTAGATCAAACGATACTCTATTCTTTGAACTAGCAGATAGACGTTTCACTATTGAGATTAGAGACTGTAACCTTTATTCCTAAGCAACATACTTAACCCCCATCAAAAAACAGGGGTTAAGGTATCTCTTGACACATTAAAAAGTTTTAATGTCTAATTAACGCATAAAGACACTGTGTGTCGATTATTCATATTCCAGTGGATGGGGTAATAAATGGCAATGGGTAGACCTAGCATTTTAACGGATGCTGTTAAAGAGCAAATAATTAGAATGTATGAGCAAAGTCTAACTGATGCACAAGTTGCTAAAGTTTTAGGCGTTACTGAGCAAACAGTTAAAAATTGGAAAAAAAAAGATGATGACTTTTTTATCGCCCTAAAAGAGGCAAAGGAAATTGCTGATGAGGCAGTTGAGGCATCTCTTTTTAAGCGAGCTACTGGTTATTCAAAGAAGTCAGTTAAGATATTCTTTGATGCTAAGACTGGAAAAACAATCGAACATGAATACATTGAGCATTTTGCACCAGATCCTACTTCTATGATCTTTTGGTTAAAGAACAGACAGCCTTCAGAGTGGCGCGATAAGAGAGAGTTAGAAATCCCTGAAGGTAGCATTTCAATTAAGATTCAAAAAGATGACGAAGAGTTATGAATATTAACGGAAATTGCTTAGATGAAATGAAAAAACTGAAAGAAAATTCAGTTGATTCTATAGTTACAGACCCACCTTACGGACTGAAGTTTATGGGTAAATCTTGGGATTATGATGTGCCTTCAATAGAAATATGGAAAGAGGCAATTAGAGTTTTAAAACCTGGTGGTCATCTATTATCATTCGGTGGCACTAGGACTTATCATCGTCTTGTTGTTGCTATTGAGGATGCAGGGTTTGAAATTAGAGATTGTATTCAATGGATTTACGGATCTGGATTTCCTAAATCACATAATATAAAAGAAGGTGAATTTAAAGGATGGGGCACGGCCTTAAAGCCAGCGAATGAACCAATTTGTGTTGCAAGAAAGCCCTTAGAAAAGGGCTTAACAGTTGCTGAAAATGTTTTAAAGTATGGAACAGGTGCTTTAAATATTGATGGGACTAGGATTGAAACATCGGACAAGATTAATTCAACAACAAACCAGAATATAAAAAGCAACTCTTACAAATCAGACAATACAGAAAAATACAGAGACACTATTTACAATCAACATACCCAAGGCCGATGGCCAGCAAATGTAATATTTGATGAAAATGCAGCTCAGACGCTTGATGAACAGAGCGGACTATTAAAGAGTGGATCATTTAAACAAACAGGAAAATCTGCTAATACTGTTCAACCTGGTGGTTGGAAAACTGCAAATAGAAATGAAAAAGATTTCGGTCCTGCAAATTCAGGCGGCGCATCACGATTTTTCTATGTAGCAAAAGCAAGTAAGCGCGAACGAAATGCAGGGCTTGATGAATTGGATTTAAAACAAAAATATTCCTTAGAATCATCAAAATCAAATTCACATGATTGCTTTACTAATGGAGATAAAAACCCGTGTATTCCACAAGCAAATCATCACCCAACTGTAAAACCAATCAAACTAATGGAATATTTAATCAAGTTAGTGACACAACCAAAAGGCATTGTGTTAGATCCATTTATGGGCAGCGGTAGCACTGGAATTGCTGCAAAGAAGTTAGGCTTTGAGTTTATCGGCATTGAGCTTAATGAAGAGTATTTCAATATAGCTGATAAAAGAATTAATGCAATCTGAATTTAAAAAGACACTAGCACAAAAGAAAGCAACCGTAGTTTTAGCTGGACCCGCAAAACACGTTGCTCTATCTGGTGGCTCAAGGGCTGGTAAGTCTCTTTTAATTATTTATGCAATTATAATTAGAGCTGCAAAGGTAAAGTCTAGACATTGTATTTTAAGACTAAACTTTAATCACATTAAAAGATCTATTGTAATGGACACGTTCCCTAAAGTTATGAGCATGTGTTTCCCTAATCTTAAATACACGATGAATAAAACTGATTATGTAGCAATACTTCCAAACGGATCAGAGATATTTTTCGGTGGATTGGATACAGGCGAAAGAGTTGAAAAGATATTAGGACAAGAGTTTAGCAGTATATTTTTTAATGAAATAAGTCAGATTGATTATTCATCAGTACAAGTAGCGCTTACAAGGCTAGCTGAAAAGAATGAGCTTAAGAAAAAAGTTTACTATGATATGAATCCTGGCACTAAAGCCACATGGCCATACCAAGTTTTCATTAATAAATTAGACCCAATAGAAAACGTTCCATTAAAAAACATAGATGACTATGCTTATTTTCAAATGAACCCAATTGATAATCTTGAAAATATTGATTCTGATTATTTAAAATTATTAGAGGCAATGCCTGAAAAAGAAAGAAACAGATTTCTTAATGGTGAGTTTAATGATGAATCAGATGGCCAAGTTTATTATTCATTCAGAAGAGACGATCATGTAAAAGAATTTGATAGATTTCCAGGTACAATATGGGCAGGACAAGACTTCAATATCGATCCTGGCGCAGCAGTTTTTGCTAGTTATGTAGATAACAAATTCTGGATATTTGACGAAGTGTTGTTGCACAATAGTGATACCTATAAAATGGCTGATGAATTTAAAAAACGTGGCTATGGTGGTGCGAGAATTTGTCCCGATTCAACTGGAGTATCTAGAAAAACATCAGGTCAGTCAGACTTTGAAATACTTAAAAAGTCTGGGTTTATAATAGAATCAACTAGAAATCCTTTTGTTGGTGACAGAATAAATAATACTAATAGATTATTTCAAGAGAATAGAATTATAATTCATCCAAGGTGCAGGAAACTTATTAACGATTTTGAAAAGGTAGTTTGGAAAGATAATAAGCTAGACCAAGGTGGCACCAATAAACATTTGACTCACATATCTGATGCAGCGTCATACTTGTTTTGGAAAATAGAACCTTTCAATCCAAGTGTTGCTAAGGTCGAGTTTCAAGGAAGGAAATAATAATGTCTTTAAATTATGCAAATTCAGCTATCTTAAAAAAGATTGCTCAAGAGATTAAGTCATTTGAAAACTTAGAGAGAAAACAATTATCTCTAAAGCAATTTGAAGTTTACATGGATCGCATGTTGCCATTCGTTAAACAACATCTACAAGCTTTCTATGGTGCTGATGACATCAACTCATTGCCAGTTATTAGTGCAATTAATCTTTGTAAGAGAATTGTAAATCAAGAGGCAAAGATTTACATGCAATGTCCAAAGCGTACATTTACAGGTGTGAGCGAAGAGCAAGCTATGTTCTTAGAAGAGCTTTATGAATCAATGCATGTCGATGCAATGATGTTAAAATCTAATCAGTACTTTAAGCTGCAAGCTCAAAACACTGTGCAGATTATTCCAATAGAAGGTGAGTTAAAGTTAAGAGTATTACTAAACCATCAGTATGATGTTGTGCCTCACATGCTCATGCCAGAAATTTCTGATGCTTACATATTAACAGGCTATGACAAGAATATTAGATTACCACAGCTACAAGAAAACTCTGATGGCACTAATCAGACAATTGCTGATTACAATGATTATTTATCAGATGTTAAATTATCAGTGCTTTGGTCTAAGGATTTTAATTTCTTATTTGATGATAATGGGAATGTAATTGGTGGTGTAACACCTAACCCAATTGGCATGTTGCCATTCATAGACATAAGTCCAGCAAAGGATTTCGAATTCTTTATCAGAGACGGTGCAAGTGTTACTGAGTTTACAGTGCAGTTTAATTCATCACTTACAGACATGTCTCAGATTGTTAGGATGCAAGGCTTTGCACAAGCTTACTTAATCGCATCAGAAACTACGATGCCAACAACTGTAAGAACAGGACCGATGATTGCAGTTAAGCTACCGATTAATCCAAATCAACCAGACATAAGACCAGAGTTTGGATTTGCTCAACCTAATGCTGATATCAGTGGATCAATGGCATACCTTGAATCATTAATGGCTTTATTCTTATCATCTCGCGGTGTTGATCCAAAGACCATTAGCGGTAAAGGCGAGGCTAAGCAATTCTCTTCAGGAATGGAAAGACTACTCTCAATGATTGAATCATTTGAAGTATCCAGATCTGATTTTTCTGTTTATGAAAATGCTGAAAAGAAAATGTTTGAAATCATCAAGGCATACTTAAACACATACTCTGGCACTAATGTTTTAAACTACAATATTGCTAGAATTCCAGACAATGCAGGTGTTGAAATAGATTTCCATAAGCCTGAAATGATTAAAACAGATGAAGATAAGCTAAATATTATCGAACGTAAACTAGACCTAGGACTAATTTCTAAGATCGATGCCATTATGGAAGACAGAGGTATTGATAAAGACGAGGCTACTAAAATCAAACAAATGATTGATGCAGAAATGGGCATTAATGCAATTGATGCAGCAGTTGAAGTTGTTGAGTCAAAGGATGTAGAGCTTGGCTAAGCCAAAGGGTTTAATAGTAGAGCAAGATCTAGTGGCTCAAGAGTTTGATCTTGAGTCGATTACTGGAGTTGATTTCTCTGATGAGCCTGATTTGTTAGAAAACATTGGTAACGAGATTAAAGATTACATTACAAATAGAGTTATAAGTAAGAATCAAGGTTATGGTGGCCAGAAATTAAGGTCACCTTATTCTAAGTCTTATCAAAATAGTATTGAGTTTGATCTGTTTGGTAAGAGCGCCACTGATATTAACATGACTATGACTGGTGATATGCTTGGGGCCATTAATATTATCACAGCAGAAGGAAGTGATTTGTTAATTGGTATTGATGACCAAAACGCTGCAAAAGCTCATGGTCACATGACTGGTAAGAATGGCGAAGTGCCAAAGATGAAACGTGAATTCTTTGGTGTAACAATGGATGAGCTTAAGAAAAAAGTATTATCTAAGTTTTCATCAGACATTAAAGAACTAAAGAGTGAGCAACAAAAAGAATCTACAAGAACAGTTGCAGACTTTCAAACTGTAGAGCAACAAATAAACAGCACTAACTTTAGAGTGGTTGGTGAGATTGTTGATTTAGGTGAGTAATGTCATTTGAATTTAAACTAAAAACAGAATCAGTTAATAAGCTACACGATGATGTAGTTAGAATATTTAATAAAGTATTATCTAATGAACAGATGATGAATGAGATTGGCAAAGCAGTTGTTACAGACATTCAAGTTAAGACTAAAAAAGGTTATTCAATACCTAACAACTCTAGCTTTAAACCACTAACAAGATCTTGGATTAATAGAAGGAAAAAGTTAGCAGAAGTAAATCCAGTTGATGATGCTTATGGTCCTAGTAAATCTAATTTAACATTCACTGGTGATTTGCTTAGATCTATTATTTTTAAAATAACAGGCAAAGGTAAATTAGAATTTGATTTCGAAGGTGATCATGAGCCATACATGAATTTAGATGGTGAGCCACTTGGTAAGCCACTTGAAAATAAAACATTAGCAAGATATGTTGCAGCAGCAGGTAGGCCATTCTTTGGTCTAAGTCGAGCTGTGCAGTTAAAAACCAATAGTATTGTTAAGAAATATATGAATAGAGCTTTAAAGGTCCAGAAACTTTTAAAGAATATTGACAATTAAAAAGGAGTATAGAAATGTCAGATGATAAAGGCACCAGTGGTGCATCCACAGATACGGCCAGTGGCCAATCGGGAAACGATACAGTTTCATATCAGACTTACAAAAAAGCAATCGGTGAAGTTAAGAAACTAAAAGAAGCACTCGATTCTGTTATGTCTGAAAGGGAACAATCGCAACAAGCTGCTTTAGCTGAGCAAGGAAAGTACAAAGAGATTGCTGAAAAATTCCAAAAGGAATTAAAGGATAAAGAAGAGTTACTTAAAAAGAAAGATTCTTTATTCGTTCAACAAAATCTTAAACAATCCGTTGCAAGACTAGCCAAGGACTTTGGCGCTAAAGAAGAAGCAATTGATGAGATATTTGCAGTTGGCAGTGCCAAAGAGTATTGGAAATCAATCGAAGTCAAGGATGACTACACTGTTAATTTGGATCAAGTAAAGCAAGCACTAGGTGAGATGTCGCAAAAGAGTCCGTGGTTCTTTGTAAAACAAGCTCAAGCACCAAAGGATGTAATACTTGGCGGTGGATCTGGTGCAATAACATCAGATGATTTGAAGAAATTAAGTATGGATGATCTAAAAAAATTAGCAAAGAATGCTAAATAATTTAAAAGGAGTTATAAATGGCAGATTTAATCACGGGTAATACCCAGCTTTCAGTTACTAAGGCAGAAATAATCAGTGCAGTTGTGCAAAAGGAATTAGCTTTCGCAGCTAAACTTATGCCTTACGTTACTGATGTTTCTCAATTCGCAGTTAAGGGCGCTAACAACATTAGCTTTCCTAAATTGTCTTCTTTCACAATCACTAACCGTACTTCTGGTGCACAAGGTGATTCATCTGTATTGACTGCAACCAAAGATACAATCAGTCTAAATTTTAACGCATATTGTGCTTGGATCGTCGATAGCATGGATGAGGTCCAGACATCAATCGATGCACAAATGGAATTTGCTAGACGTGCAGCAGCGGCTCATGGTCGTTATGTTGACACTCAAATCCTAGCAGTTGCTGAGGCAGATGCTGGTCTTGATGTTGGTGTTGCACCAATCACTAGAGATTTAATCTTAGACATGAGAGAACAAATCTTGAAGTCTTTCGGTGATCTTGCACAGACTGTTTTGGTAATCGGTCCAGACCAAGAAAAAGAAATGTTAAAGATTTCTGAATTCACTCAAGCACAAATCTACGGTGGCGCAGTAATTCCAAATGGAGTTATTGGATCTGTTTATGGATGCCCAGTTGTAATGCATCAAGGTGTTGCAGCAGGTAAGGCTTACATGTGGGAAAAATCAGCGATTGCTTTGGGTTTCCAAAAAGCTCCAGCAATGTCATCACAAGGTGCTAACGAATTTGGAACATCTGCAATGAGAGTTGCAATGGATCAGTTATTCGGTGTTGATTCACTTCAACAAGGTATGCTTGGTGCAGCTGCTGGTACTTCACCACTAATCACTAAGATCTAATAAATAAATGGTTGAGGCTAAAAGTCTTGCCATTCCTAATTATGTAAAGGCGGGCAGTCCGAGAGGGCTGCGTCGCCAAATGCTATTGAACAATGCAAGGCTTGGTGCATTTGTTGTTTATCATTCGATCTGCCAAGTAATAGAAAAAGGCAAGCCAGTTTGGTATGCATGGTTTCTAGAAGAGTTAAAAAACTCTGATGAATTATTAACCGGAAATGGTGAATAATGGCGCTCAATAGAAAATCATTACCAGATAGAGAGTTACACAAGTTTGTTGAGTCACCTTGCAGACCTGGGCAGCCAGCAGTTGAGGTTTATGACTGCACAACAAATGATTTATTAATTCAATTATTAGCAAAAATGGATGATTTAATTGCAGCAGTTGGTGGCGAGACTGGCACCTTTTTCACTGATCAGAGTGGCAATAGATTACAAGATCAGTCTGGAAATAATTTAACAGAGGTTTAAATATGGCAAATATACAGCACATTTATACAGGCATCATACCACCAGCAACAACGCCTACAGCGGTAGGACATCACTATGTTGATACAGTTGCAAAAGTAACTTATGTCTCTGTAGGAACTACATCTGCAGCAGATTGGCAACTGGTAGACGCTGAAGGAGTAATGGCAGACCACGTTGCTGATACTGATCCACACGTACAATATTTAAAAGAATCAGACGCTGCAACTGTGGCAACTACTGGTGCTTATGCTGATTTGTCTGGCACGCCATCAAGCTTACCACCTAACGGCTCTGCTGGTGGTGACCTAACAGGTACTTATCCAAATCCAACTTTAAGTGGTACAAAAGATGCCAATGTTAAGGCAAGGGCAAATCACACAGGCACTCAGTTAGCTGCAACAATATCAGATTTTGATACTGCTGCTGATGCAAGAGTAAGCTCTGGAATTGCAACACACGTAGGCCTTGCTGATCCACATACTCAATACTTAAAAGAATCTGATGCAGCTTTAGTTGCGACAAGCGGTGCTTATGCAGACTTAAGCGGAACACCTAGTGCATTGCCACCAAATGGTAGTGCAGGTGGTGACCTAACTGGCACTTATCCTAACCCTACTCTTGGCACTACTGCTGTTACACCTGGTGCATATACATCGGCAAATATAACAGTTGATTCTAAGGGTAGAATTACTGCTGCTGCAAATGGTGGTGGCGGTCTTTCATTTCCGATTAATGCACCAACTACAATATTAGCCAACCCGCCAAGCTATGGTTTTGCTGGTGGCGATACTGATACTGGTATGTTTTCAACTGGTGATGGCAATGTAAGCATTCAAGCAAATGGAGTATTAAAAGCAGAGTTTAATCAGAATGATGTAAACTTTTATTCTACATCTCAAGTTACTGTTACAGGTGACCTTGATGTTACAGGCGATATTTCTGCAAACAACTACCCACCAACTGGTACAAATAATACTATTGCAGGCTTTAATGGCACTGGTGATTTATACTCACCTGCTGGTTTTTCAATAGATACAACAACATCTGGTTTAAATTTTAATAAAGTTGAAGCACCAAATGGTATTACTGGAAACTTTAACGTTAATTCTACAATAGTAAACTTAGAGCCACTGCAAAACTCACCTGATGAAATTTGGACACTAAACTTTAGTCAAATAAATTTCGATACTGCTAACACTGGCTTTACGATTGGCACCACTGGTTCATCTGGAAAGCTTCATGTAAATAACTTTAATCATCAAAACACTTCTGATATTGGATCAATAACATTTACAGATAACAATTTTGGCATAGGCAACGGCACAGATCCAATAGACTTTGGTGGTGCTAGTTACTCTTACGGATTTGGTAGCATTGCTGCAAATGTAAATGTCACTGGACCGCTTCAGGGCTATGGCTTCCAGATGAGTGTCAACGCATCAGCAACAATTTCAAATGCCACTAACATACAGGGCTTTTACGATGCGATGACTATTAATTGTTCATCGCCAAATTATACATCATACAACTCAAGCCCAACGATTGCTTCAATTCAGAATAATTCTAACTTTACAGCATTTGCAGTTAATCCAAATATTACTACATTCACAGGAAACGCTGGTGCAAATGCTCTTCAAATTGGTGGTAACTGGGGAACCTTCGGAACTGGTGGTTGGAATGGTTTAAATATAAATCCAAATATCACTCTAGCAAATAATGCATACGGTATTTTTGTATCAATGGATAACGTAACAACATTTGCAGGTGTTAAGTCATCAGTAACAATTCAAGATTTAACTTTTGAGTTTGTTCAACCTGGTGATTTTAATGACTCATACACAATGGAATTTACACCTGGTGCAACTGCTGGATCAGAAGTTGTTTCAATAGCAGGATTTGTAATTGAAGTGCAAATCGAGGTTGGTGTATCAACTGCAACGCAAGTAAAAGCTGCATGTGATGCTGTTCCTACATTCTTAGCTAATATTACAACAACAATCAGTGGCGTTGGATCTAACACTCAAATTGCAGAAGGACCAACCAGCTTTGCAGGTGGTGTAAACGCAGGTAGTAAAAAAGCGGCATATTTTGATGGGGATTGTGAGATCACTGGGGCCTTAACTTTTGGCGGTGCCCTTTCAATCGGTAAATTAAATGCATTTTCATCTGAGGCATTAGTTGACGGTGGCGGTACGCCAACATCAATACACAGTTTAATTACAAACCCAACGGTCGCGGCAAATGCGACACTCACAAGCGCAGATACTATTTCTGTAAATACAGCAGCACTAATTAACATTGGAGATAATGCAGTTGTTGGCACTTCATTCATTGGAGTTGCAGCACTTGGATTACCGGCAGTTTTAACAATGGGGTCTGGATCTACAATTGATAGAGTTTACGGTGCTCTATTCGCGCTAAGCTTAGACGCTGCAGCAGGTGGTGGTACTGCTGATGAAGTAGGTCTTTGTAAAGCAGTAGCAATTCCAAATGGATCAACTACTGTTAATAATCTTTACGGATATTTATTTGATCTACCATTCGGTGATCCAGGTACAAAGACATTTGGATTTTACGATAGACCAGGAAAGAATAATTATTTTGCTGGTCAATTATTAATCGGTGGTACAGCAGGAAGTGATGACTTAGTTACTAACTCAAGTGTGGCACTAGAAATTAAATCCACGACTAAGGCATTGGTTTTACCTAGAATGACTACCACTCAGAGAAACGCACTTACTGCAATTGATGGCATGGTAATATTTAACACGACCACAGTAGCAATGGAATATTATAACGGGAGTACTTGGATATGACGATAGCAGAAGCAAGATTTATATTAATGACTTACAGGATGCCAATGACTGCAGAGCAAATGAGAAAGTTTAGATTTGCTCTTATGATGGCTAGTGGAAATTATTTAAGAGGATTGTAATGGATAAAAATAAAGCAATAGAAATATTATTAGCTGCCCTTGGATCAATAAACACCACAAGGCAGAATCATGAGTTATTTATTCAAGCGTTGAATATATTAGTCGGCGATAAAACACCGCCAATAAACCAAGTACCGCCACCACCACCAGCGCCATATACAAAGGATAAGTGATGACTAAAGTAAGGTTTATGTATGCAAAAAACATTCATACATTTGCCTTATTTGGACATATCATTCGCTGGTTTGAGCGCCTTACAACTGGACTAGACGCTAGTCATTGCATGGTTGAAATATCTTATGGGGAAGATTCTTTTATAGTCGAGAGTATTTTCCCTAGAGGTAGAATAGTTAAGAATTATCAATATAGTTCTAAATATAAAATAGTAGAATCATTCGAGTTTAAAACAGAAAAACCACTAGAGGATATTTTAAACTATTGCAGAGCACACATTGAAAATAGACCTTATTCTTTATGGCAAAACATTGAGCTTGGATTTCTAGGGTTAATTGTTGATGCTCTAAAGTATAAGAACTGGTCTTACAAAGAACGACTTGAATTAAATGGTAGGCATGTTCAAAATTGCAGCGAAGTCCAGATAATGATTGCTCAATATTTATTTAATATTCATCCTACTGAGGGGCTTGATCAATACAGTGTGGGTGAGGCTCGTGATTTAATTTATACAATTTATTTATTAAGAGGTACAAAATGGCAATCTTCCCACTCGTAGAAACAGAGCCTTTAGTGCAGGCAAATGACAAAACTAGACTTAGTGCTGTTAAGTCTTTTATTTCTAAAGATGAAGCCGCAATTACTTTAGTTGAGATAGAGCCAGAGGCAGGAAATGGTTATATTGATGTAAGTGGATTACCTATATTAGCTAAGAACTGGTTTCTTGACTGGTCATATGCAACTGCTGGTGCAAAGGTTGTAAGCCTTAGAATAACTACCGACGGTGCACCAGTGGTGTTTACAAAGACGCTAACTATTATTTCTGCTGCTGATGATAAGTTATGGAGTGCTGATTCTGATTTACAAATATTAGAGCCAGACATTATGTCTTGGGTGAGACAAGGAAGGGCCAGCTTTTTAGACTATCACCGGACGGCACAGAAAAGAATTTTAGAATGGTTTGACAACATAAAGGTATGGAATAAAGACGGCCAGCCCTTCACTAAAAATGATATCACAATTGCTATCGCAGACGAGGATTTAAAAAGAATATCTATCTACTGGACCTTAGAACTAATCTTTGGTGGTTTATCTAATAAGCCAGATGATGTCTTTGCGGCAAAAGAGTCATCTTACAGAAAGTCTAGAAAAGAATTACAGGCCGATAGGTCTAGGATTCGTGTTGATTACAATCTTGATGGAACAATTGAAAACACAGAGCAATATCAAATGCGCTCAATTAGGCTTACAAGATGAGCATAACTTTAATAAAACCATATTTTACTCAGCAATTAAATGCGCTTGGTTTTACAGAGTGGGAAGATGCATTTGGTGAGGATAATTTACCTAGTACTGTAATTGACAGGTCATATCATCAAAGGATTGTTAGTGTTAGTGGCACCGCTGTTAATCAGGAGTCGTTAGAGTACTTTATAATTCACGAAATAAAGGTATATTTTAAATCATTTAACAACACTGACTTAGGTGTGGATGCTGCTTTATTAGAATCAGAATCTGTTATTGTTAAGTGCTGCAATTTGCCTGAATATTCTACTGCTGGACTAAAGGGCGTTTTTCTTGACTCTCTTGATGTTTCGCCTTTTGATAATAATGTTAATGATAATCTCATGGTGGCAACTATCCAGTTTAACGTGAGAGTATTTAAGTGTTTATATGAATAAAAATTAAAGCCAAGGTTAGGCTTTATATAAAAAAAGGAGTTTTTAATGTCTTGTAATACTCAAACAAGGAACCTTGGTCCTAGAAATATTTTGTTAGGTAAGGACACTTACCAAGCAGGATGTATCACTACCGTTGCAGATGTTGCATCATCACTACAAAATTCATATTTTGTTATGCATGAGCCTGTAACTCAAGTGAAACATTATTTCTGGTTTAACGTAGCAACTCTAGGAACAGATCCAGCAGTTCCAAATGCTACTGGACACGCAATTGCAATTTCTGCAGGCGCAACTGCATCAGCGGTGGCAAGTGCTGCACAAGCGGTTATCGATGCATTGTTGTGGGTTGCTGCAACTGTGTCTGCAAATCATATCACAGTTACATACACTACTTACGGTTATGCATACGAGATGAGAGACGCAATTGCATCTGGTGATAAGACTGGTTTTACATTAACAACATCTACATTCGGTCAAACACAAGTAGACCTTGGTGGCACTGAGGGCGATGTTGTAATGACAGTTGAAGAGCAAAATGTAGAAGTAAAATCACCACAGACTGGTAACTTTGTAACTGCTGAAATCAGACAAGGTGCAACTCTAGGTGTTTCTTTCTCTCTACAAGATACTTCACAAGCTGCAATCAGAAGAGCTATGAATTTCTATGGATCAACAATTGTGCCTGACAATGGATCTGGTGCAGTTCTTTCTGGTTATGGTTCAAGCAATTTATTTAAATCAACTGATGATGTTGCGACTCAATTAATTTTAAGACCTTCAAAGCTTGCTGGTATCCCAGACAAGTCAGAAGATTTCACTCTACCAAAAGCTAAACTTAAATTGGGTGAGTTGACATTCTCTGCTGAAAATATCTTAGTATTGCCAATTGAAGCAGTTGCATACTTAGATACTAGCGATAATGCTTTCTTAAATTTCTTTAGTTATGGTGATAAGTCGTCTTTATAATATAGGAGTAATGTAAGTGTTAAAGATTGTTACTGATGAAAAAATAGAAGTTGATGTAAACGGCACTGTGTACAAAGTACAGGTGCCAAGCATGAAGGAACTAGGAACATTAGATAAAGAAACTAAGAAACTAGATCCTTCTGATATTCCAGATTACTACTCTTCTTTTTTTGAATCACTTGGTTTGCCAGCGGTGGCAACTGGTAAGTTTGGACTAAAGCATTGGAAAAGTCTGATTGAGGAAATGACCGGAATAAAAAAGGTCTAAGCGCATCGGATTTTGCACTTGCAAAAATGTGTAAGTTTTATTCTTTAAGTCCTTATGAAGTTAAGAATTTAGATGCGCTGACACATGAAATATTATGGAAATCGATAACTGTACTAGAGGCGAAGGAGATGCAAAACCAATTAATAATATCTTGCTTTCCTGATTTAAAAGAAAGCTCTAGAAAAGATATTGTTAACAAACTTAATAAACAATCAACTATTTTAGAAAGTAAGAAACCTACTAAAGAAGTTGATAATGCTGAAATAGATAAGTGGCTGAGAGGGGTTTTAGGTGGCTGAGGATTCAACAAATAAAGTTGTAATTGAGGTTGTCTTAGACGATGGCTCGGTAGCAAAGGGTTTTGCAAATATAAAATCATCTGGTGAGACTGCTGCAAAAGGTCTCAGCAAAGCATTTTCAATTAACGGGTTTGCAGATTTAAACGCTGCAATTCAATTAGCATCAAGAGCATTTGATGTTTTCAAATCAGTTTTATCCGATGGCATATCAGAAGCAATTGCTGGTGAACAAGCAAACTTAAAACTAGGTGCTGCACTTAAGAGTGTGCCAGGGGTTACGAATGAAGCTGTTAAATCTTTCAAAGAGTTTTCTTCTGCATTGTCTGAAAAAGTTGCGATTGATGATGATGTTATTAATTCAAATGCTGCTGTATTAGCATCAATAGGACGTTTGTCTGGTGAGGGTTTAAAGTCTGCCACACAAGCAGCACTTGATTTATCTGCTGGTCTTGGCGTTAGCCTTGAGACTGCATTTCAACAAGTGGCAAAAGCTGCTGAGGGCAATGTTGGTGCATTTAAAAAGCTAGGCTTTGAGTTTAGTAAAGGTGCTGATGATGCTAAGATATTAGATCAAGCCTTAGCACAAATTAATTCTAGGTTTGGTGGCTTATCTCAACTGCAAGCTAATCAAACATTTCAAGGAGTTGTTAATCAACTTAAAGTAGCATTTGAGGATTCAAACCAAGCACTGGGTGAGTTAGTAACTAAGTCACCAGCAGTTAGGGAAATATTAAGATTTCTAGCAGAAGCATTTAGAGCTTCAGTAGATCAAATAAAACAATTTGGCGAGAGTGGCGGTCTTGATAGATTAATTCAAGGTCTAGTTCAATTTGGATCTGGTGTTAATACTTATTTAATAAAGCCACTTGAAATATTTGTTAACTTTGGAAAAGAAGTTTTCAATGCGTTTATTGTAGGAATACAGGGTGCAATATCTGGATTCGGTGCATTTGGCGGTGTGATTGCCGATGTTTTAAATAAATTTGGTGTTGATAATGAGTTAACAAGAAGTTTACAAACAATAAGAGAGTCAACTGCTGATGTTGCAATCCAAGCTGCAAATGATTTCAAAGGCTTTCGTGAAGTCTTAGAAACACCACTCAGTGATCAGATAGGTACAACGGTTGATAATTTAGCAATCAGATTAGCTAATGCAAAGCCAGTTGTTGATGCATCTACACTAGCAATTGCAAATCAAAAAGAAGAAGTGAAGCAATTAACTGATGCCATTTATGAAGGTATTATTGCTAACCAACAATTCGAATCATCTGGTGCTGCAATCTCAGCAGCATTTATGGAAATATCTAATAACTTTAAAGCAGCAGCTCTTGAGATTGGGATCACTGCAAAATCAATTGCAAAGTCTATTATTCAAGGAGTTGGAACAGGTGCCGCAAATGCCTTTTCAGCTTTTGGTAAAGCAATAGTTGAAGGCACTAATGCACTTGATGCCTTTGTTAATTCACTGCTTGGATCACTAGGACAAATGGCAGTGCAAGTTGGTAGCCAATTTATATTACAAGGTATTGCATATTCACTAGCAGGTTTACCAAATGGTCCAGCTTTGATTGGTGCAGGTGCTGCACTTGCAACTTTTGGCGGTGTGCTTTCTGCAATAGGTGGGAAGTCTGGTTCACCCGCTGCACCAGTGAGTGGTGGAGGTGCTGAGATTGGAAGCATTGGCGGTGGCGGAATTGATTTTACAAATAACGAAGTTGATAATGCTACTGATGTAAGAACTCCAAAGTCTGAATTAATTGTAAACGTGAACGGTGATATTCTTGGCGATGATTCTAGTGGCAGAAAAATAGTTGAACTAATTAATGCAGCTTTCGACACATCAGGGGTTAATCTAAGACAGGGGCTTGTATAATGGGAATTAAAACAATGTCTCAGTTTTATTATGGTCATGCAGTAGATAATAATGAGCATTTCATTTCAATCGATGAAGGATCTGGTGAGGTAATAGTTAACCTTACACCTGGTGGTTATACATTTACAGAGCTAGCGGTTGAATTACAGCGTGCTCTTAATGAAGCTGGTGCTCTTGATTATTCAGTAGTGCCAAATAGAACGACAAGGAAATTTGCAATTACAGCAACTGGTGTGTTTGATATTCTAGCAGGCACTGGTATTTATGCAGGTGCTGATTTATTTGAAGTCCTAGGCTTTTCAGGATCTGATAAGACAGGACTAACAACTTACACATCTGATAATGCAACTGGGTTTGTATTTAGACCACAATTAAAATTCTTTGATTATGTTCCAACATCAAATAACGAGTCATCGATTCAATCAACATTGAATGAAAGCGGTGATGGCTCAGTTGAGATTGTTAACTTTGGTACTGTTAATTTTATGGAATGTTCAATGCGCTATATAACAAACAGATGCGATAAGCCGGACATTATAGAACTAGACATAAGTGCAGTTGAAAACACGATGGCTTTTTTAAAGTATATAAGAACAAAAAACAGAATAGAATTTATGCCAGACAGGGATGATGTGAATACATTTGAAAAGTTAATCATCCAAAGAACTGATAAATCATCTAGCGGGATTGAAGTCCAGCTTTATGAGATGAACGGCATACAAGATTATTTTGAAACAAGGAATTTAGTATTTCGAAAGGTAGTTTAATATGAGCGTAGGTTTTGGATCACCGTTATCATCGGCAAATACAAATGCTGCTTTTGTTTCAAGAACAGTTGATACCGACATGGTTGGTACTCTTGATAATCAAAACATTACAGATTCAAGCTCTACAACAACTGGTGCTGTAAAGACTGCTGGTGGTTTAGGTGTTGCAAAGAAGGCTTACATTAATCAAGTATTTGTTAATACCCTTGCTGGATCAAAGGCAGTGGTAACAAGCCCTAGTAAAGAAATAATTGAGAGTGTAACAACAACCACAGAGTTAAGCTATGTGTCTGGTGTTGGATCACCAATACAGGCACAGATTGATAACAAGGCAAATGATTCAAGCGTTGTTCATAATACTGGAAATGAAACAGTTGGTGGCATTAAGACTTTTACAAGTGATGCTCAATTTGATCAAGATGTTGTTATTGATGGCAACTTAACAGTTAATGGAACAACCACGACTGTAAATTCAGCAACTCTAGATGTTACAGATCAAAACATCACTGTGAATAATGGTGGCAATGATGCTTCTGCTGAGGGCGCAGGTCTTACAGTTGATAGAACTGGCACCAGTGGTTCACTTGTGTATGAAGATGCCCTTACATCTAAATGGAAAGCTGGGGCCTTAGGATCTGAATCAGAAATGATTGTGTCTTCTGGTGCTCAGACAATGAGTGGCAACAAAACATTTAGTGGAAAGGTTAATGCTAATGCTGAAATCAATCTTGCTGAAACAATCGACGCAACAACGACTGGCTCTAGTGCAACAATTCCTACTACAACTCCTAGTGTGCGTCTTACACTTAACACTCTTGTTAGTGTTTCTAATATCGATGACACTTTTGCTGGAAAACTTGTTGTAATAACAAATGACACTACAAACACCATAACATTTGTAAATGATTCTGGTGGTACGGCAATTAAGAGAGTCGTCACTGGCACTGGTGGTAACTTATCTCTAGAAAATAATAAGACATTAATATTTAGTTATGATTCTAATATCTCACGCTGGACGATAGTCGGTGGTACAGGAACTAATTTTGTTTCACCACTTACTACAAAGGGTGATTTATTTACTTACTCCACAGTAGACACAAGATTACCAGTTGGAACAAATGGACAAGTCCTTGTTGCTGATTCAACTCAATCAACTGGACTAAGATGGTCTTCATCTGTTGCCTCTACAATTCCAACATATCAAAGTTTTGGTGCAGGATCTGGCACCTATACAACTCCTGCAAATGTAACATACATAAAAGTTAAAATGGTTGGATCTGGTGGAGGTGGATCGGGAACAGGATCTGGTGCTGGTGCTGGATCTGCTGGCAATGCTTCTACTTTTGGCTCGTCACTATTAACTGCAAATGGTGCTGGTGCACCAAGTAGTACACAAGGCGGCACTGGTGGAACCGCAAGCATTTCATCACCTGCTTATGGTACAACTGCAACTGGCGGATCAGGACAAGGATACACTCTTTACCAAAATCCAAGCGGTGGTGTTAATACTGTTTATGCAATGGGTGGCATGGGTGGTGGTTCTTTTTATGGCGGTGGCGGTGGTGGTGGCGGCCAAGGAAGCAATGGTCAAAGTTCATCTACACAAGGCTCTGGTGGTGGTGGTGGATCTGGTGAAATATCTCAAACAAATAATGCCTCTGGTGTTGGCGGTGGTGCTGGTGGTTTTATTGAAGCAATAATTCCAAGTCCTTCTGCAACTTATTCTTATGTTGTTGGTGGCGGTGGTGCTGGTGGTGCAGCTGGTACAAGTGGAACTGCTGGTGGTAATGGTGGTGATGGATTCATAGAAGTATGGGAATACTACTCATGAGACTAGACGATAAAACATTGATTCCATTATGGTCTGTTGTAACTGCCATACCATTTATCATTGGAGCGATAATGTGGATTACTTATGTTTATTCAGATGTAGCACAAGCAAAAGAAAATATTGATAAGTTAGAAAAGCATCAAGACAGAAATTCAGATTTGCTTTTAGAAATTAGAGATCGTGTAATAAGAATCGAAGAAAGAATTACCGATAAAGGTAAATAACAAGGAGTATTCAATGAATGAATTAACAGTAAAAGCAAAGATGCTTGCATTAAAACATGCTGAGGCAATCTTAAAAGAAGTTGCAGTTGAGTTAATGTTTCCTGCACTAAAAGAAGTTGTAGCAAAGTCTGCAACTAAGATCGATGACGCTGTATTGATGGCAATGGAAGAGCCTTTAAAACAAGCTTTGATATCAATGATCGATAGCATCTACAAAGAAGCTTAATCATGTGGGCAGCACTTGTTCAGTGGATAATTTCTAAGTTTGTTGTTGTGCTGGTTGAAAAACTATCAGTTGCACTACCTCAATTGTTAATTGATTGGGCTAAGCAAAAAAAGAAAGAAAAAGCTGAACAAGATGCCAAAGAAAAACTAGATGCTGTGATTGCAAAACCAGATGCAACGGCAGAAGAAAAGGCAAAGGCTTACGAGGATTTTATAAATGGCAAAAGCTAATTATGTATTACTTTTTGTTGTTCTTTTATTTATCACTTCATGTAAGTCAGGGATGCCAGAGTATCCAGATGTTAAAGATTTCTATCTAGTAACGTTTGATCAATTACAAAATCCTATATGCATTAAATACGAGATTGTCTCAAACATTCCATTTAAAATTGCAAACCCAACTGTGTATCAATTATCTCAATGTGATTTTGTTGGTGGCTTTAAACCAGAAGATGTAAGAAAAATAACTAACTGGACTGAAGAAGTTAAGACATGGTCTGAGACAAAGCAGGTTAAATAATGGCTTATGAATTAACTCAAAGAACAAAAGACGCTTTATCTAGTGAGTTAATAGAGCCAAATATAGTTCTTACAATCGACGGCATTAGCACTAAGTTTTCAGTTAAGATTAATAAAATACTTTTAACTTATGATTTACCAGGTCTTACTTATGATTCTGGTTTATCTTATGATGGCCTTGCTGGTGATCCTAATACACTAGATCTTATTTCATTAAGTGGCACCAGCACTAGTATTTCAATGCAACTTGAACCTGATAAGGGATCAGCATCATCAACTCAAAACATTACAGTTAGTTTGATTGATAGAAATAATTTAGTTTCAGAAATAATCTCGCCGGGGGTTGTTGTAGATGATGTAATTTACAGAAATTGTAGACTGTACTTAGGTATGTTTGAGTCTGCATTTCCTGAAGATTATATAGAAATATTCAACGGCAAGGTGATGGGAATAAATCCAGGCGTTGGTGTAATTGATTTACAAATTACTCACCCTGAGGATTTAAAGAAGTCTACTATTTTCGAAAAGGCAGAGACGACATTAGTCCAGTCAGCTTTATTTGATTCTGCTGTTATTCAAGATTTAACATTTGTAAAACGTCCTGATGTTGTTGGATCTGTAAGCATTGAATACACGACTGCTGCAATCGGTGATACTGCAAATATTTCTGTAACAGGAAATGATATTACAGCGCAGATAGATCCAGGTGCCACGACTGCTAAGACTTTAAAAAAGAAATTAGAAAACGATGAAGATGCTAATCAGTTAGTTACAGTTTCATTAAGTGGAACTGCTAACACAATTCAGGTTGGACAAGCACAGACATTCTTAACATCATCAACTGAAATATTTGTAGATTCCGTTAAAGGCTTTTTACCTGATTCTGGCACTGGTTTATTTGAGCCATTCTTAAGAATCAATGATGAAATAATTAAATACACTGGAATTGATACGGTAGCTAATAAGTTTACAGGCATCACACGCGCTGCTCTTGGATCATTTGGCGTTAGTCATGCGGACGGTGATAATGTTTCAAGCTTTTATCAGTTAGGTGATGGCTCTGAGCAATATGGAAATGCCGTTGATATGGCCTTGAGAATTATGTTATCAGCAGGTGATGCAACATACTTTAGCGGCACTGCTACACATTTTGTTTCAATTCCTGGCGTTGGTTCTATTGGTAATTCTATTTTTCTTCCTGGTGTTTATCTTAGGCGAGACTATGGAGTTGTTGCTCTTGATACTTGTTCGGTAAGTGGATCTGTATCTAATAACTTTACTGATAATACAATTGCCTCAATTACAGAGATTGGTACTGGCACTTACATAACAGTTAGTGGCACCACATTAGTAACAGAGCTTGATTCATCAGCAACTCTTACATGTTCATCTCAATACAATGTCTTACCTGATGGCCTTGGAATGTTGCCAAGACAAATTGATATTGAAAGATTTGTTAATTTAAAAAACACTTACTCAACTGCAATTGCTAATTATGCTTTTTATTTAAAGGATTCTGTTAACTCAAAAGAGTTTTTAAATACTCAAGTCTTAATGCCGAGTGCGCTTTATTCTATGCCACGCAAAGGTAGAATATCTTGTGGCATAATATCGCCACCACTCTATGATGAAAACACTAAAGTCTTAGGTCTAGATAATGTTAAAAATCCTAAAGGTATAAAGATAAACAGAAGTGTTTCAAAGAATTTCTACAACACTGTTATTTATCAATATAACCCCGATAGCGTGGATGATAAGTTTTTAAATAAGAACATATCTATTAGTGCTGATTCTAAGAATAGAATTGATGCACCCTCAAAAGTATTTCAAATGAAAGCAGAAGGTATGCGTCCAGGTGGTACAACCGCAGACATTATAAATAGAAATGCGTCTAGGTTTTTAGACAGGTACAAGTTTGGTGCCGAGGGATTAAAGGTAGATGTGTTATTTAAAACAGGCTTTGGTGTTGAGATAGGTGATGCAATTATCTTTGGTGATCCTAGTTTTAATTTAACTGACACTACAAATGGTACAAAAGAGTTTGCACCTAGAATAATGGAAGTGGTCAACAAGGATTTGAATTGGAAAACGGGCGCCATTAGCTTATCGCTTTTAGATTCAAACTACTCTGCTAATCTACGCTTTGGCGTATTTAGCCCATCAACAATTGTTGGAACTGGATCAACAACAACATCGATAGTTGTAACAGATTCATATGGGACTATTTCACCTAGTAAAGAAAAAGATAAGTGGCAAAACTATATTGGAAAAGAAGTTACCATTCACTCTGAGGATTGGACGGTAGAGGCTAACACTTACATTCAAGGCTTTAGTGGCGGTGATGATTATTTAATGCAAGTAAGTCCAGCACTGCCATTTAGTCCAACTGCTGGTTACATTATTGATATACCAAAATATACAGACATCGATGCGCTAGAAGCATTTTATAAAAATGTGCATGTATTCTGGGACCCACAAGTATTAGTGGTAAGTGGTGCATCATCTACAAGTTTTGATGTTGGTGGTGGTGACATTGGAAAGTTCTTTGTTAATTGCATTATCAGAGTACATAATTATGATTTTACAATTGATAGCGGTGAGGTTGGAAAGAAAGTTACAAACATTTCAGGTAACACAATTACTTGTGATGATTTAGGATTTACACCAGCATCTGGTCAATTTATTGAGTTAATCGGTTTTAGCACTGATGAAGGAAAGCCTTATTCATGGTTATAGGAGTAAATAATGTCTGACATATCACCACTTAGAAAAATAATTCAGGTCGAAGAGGCAAGATATCCTGCTGCAACTTCAGAGAGTTTTGCAACAAGAGTAGGATCTTCAATTAATTTTATAAACACTTATCAGCATATGGAAAAAGAATGGGTTTTAAATGGCAGATACGGTGCAACTACTGGTGCTCAAACTAGTGTTGACGGTGCAATCCCAATTGGTCGCGACTTAGAGATAGTTGGGTTTTTTATGTATAATGCAGTTGCGGGTGTGAGTGGATCAACTGAAATTGATATTAAAAGACATACTGTAAGTGGCTCTGCTGGTTCATCAATCTTTACAGTGAGGCCACAGATTAGTTACACCGCTGGTAATGATGCTTATCTAATGGTCTGGTTTAATCCTGCTGAAACATTATCAAATCCAAGTGGGACTACATTGCCAACGCTTCCGAGTTATAATCTTGATAAGGGTGATGCTTTAACTCTAGATTTTATTAATAGGCAACAAAATGGTGAGAGTTTAACAATTTCAATAATGGTAAGGCCGAGGTAATTTATGGCAACATATGGTGGCGGAATAGTATTTTCATCTAACAATTCTGTGTTTACAGACACACCTCTAAACACGACTAATGTCCTGTACACAGTGCCAGCGACTAGTAATATATATACTGAGTTTTTTATTCTATCTTCATACTTAATGACTGCTGCAACAAATGTTTCATTTGATATTTATATTGAAAATGATAATGGAAACGGTGGTTTTGTTAGAAATCCAACAACAACATTTAACAAGGCTTATATCGGATCATTTCCTTCTGGCACTACTGAATACATTGGAATTTTATTAACTCTGTATCCAGGTCAAAGAATTGTTGTTGTTCAAACTGGTGGATCTGGTGGAACTGTACGAGTTAAAGCAAACAACATTGTGTTTACTCCAAGTACTTAATCTTAATATATCTTAAAATCTGGACTATGCTCATGCCGATGTGGTGCACAATCATAAGGCATGATATGTTGTTTGTTAATTCCAGACACTCACGCGCCCTATTCGGCTTCGATAATTTCAAGACCGCCAAGCGGTCCAGGGCCTTGTCCCATGAGCAAACGAATCTGTTTCGCCATACGCCAAGCGCATTTATAAGTAACGCCGAGTTGACGCTCTAATTCTTTAGCCGCGACTCCGTTCTTGCTTTGGCTCATTAGGAATATCGCGTGGAACCAAAGCGTAAGCGGTGTCGGTGACTTATGGAATATAGTGCCTTCGGTCGGATAGACCTGATGACCGCAAGCGCAAGCGTATGAGCGACGGCCTTCGACGGGAACAAAGGCATTGCGCTCACACTTCGGGCACTCAAGGCCCTTGGGATAACGGTTCTTAAAGATGAACGCCAAGCACGTCTTGTCGTCGGGGAAGTCTTGGCGGAAGTTTTTGATTGAGTATTTCATCGGTTTTTCCAACATAATTGATCAACGATTATCAGGCCAGGACCATATCTAGTTTCGGCGTGATACCTGATTTCTGCGGCGTAGTTGGTTAGTGCCAGGTATTCTCTGACAGTCTTGTCGCTTGCATATGTTGTGTCTCGACCGCGCATCATATCTGAAGGCTTCACATCTCCCAGACCTTGCTCTACAAGTTTCGTTAACGCTTTGTCGATTTTGGCGTGAATCCGCTGATATTCGCGGACCAAGGCTTTATCTGTTAAAGAGCTAAGAGGCTTACTCATTAAATAGCCTCCATTTTGATGATTTCCCAGTTCAAAGCCATTGCACGCAATTTGGCATCGGCTTCGGTCTTAATTTCTTCGTCCCATTCCGAGACTTTCGTAACCCATTTGCGGCCTTCTTTTACTTGGTATGATTTTTTGAAAGTTACTTTGAGCATTTTGCCCTCCTATCAACAAGTTAAATACAGTATAGCCTATCTTTTACTTGTCGTCAAGGGATAATTACCTTTAATTTTCTTTTACCATTTATGTATTGTGTAATTTCACTTGCATAATATTTTAATGCGACAAGCGTGCCAAATCTTTTACCAGTCAAATCTTTTCTATTGTTTGCTGGTCTAGTAATTACATATTTTGCCATTAACTTATTATTATAAAGGTCTAGTTGTTATTTCTGTACTTTTAAAAAGCTGGTTGTAAAAATTACAATTTAAACTGCTGACGTGGTCAAGCTTCCTTCTTCGCCAATCAAGCAATTGAACAAACTTGAAGTTAAGAGCCTCTGACCATGCCTCAGCGCCAAGGGAGTGATATGAAATTCAATGTCTTTGGAATGAAAGTGCCTGTGTTTAAACAAGTTGGATTAACTGAAAATACTGATTGGATGGGATATTTTGATCCAATTAAAAAATCAATTGTTATAGATGCTGCTTTAAAGGGTGAAGAGTATCAGGTAACGATCATACATGAATTTTTAGAGGCCGTATGGTTTAGAAATTCTTTTAACTTGGCGATAAATAATGAAACAAAAGAAGTAATCATAGATCAAATATCTAAAGCATTAATTGAGAATTTTAAAATATCAATTAAGTAATTATCCGTCTAGTGATCTTCTGTATCCTAATAAATTAGTTTTAGGATACGTAGAATATGTCACGGCATTTGATTGGTTGCCTCCTATACATTTAATACTTCTCTCTGTAGCAGATACAAAGAAACAAACATGTCCTGATATTCCATCGGTGCCACGCTTAAATACAACAACATCACCAGGCCTTGGCACTGCCACTTTCTTACCCCATGCTAAGAAACTTCTAGCCATTGCGGACCTTGTTCCACGACCACCTGCTTGTTGTAAGCACCAGTTCATAAAAGCTGCACACCATGGGACTGAGTCAGATGTGAAGGCAGAATCACAAGCCTTGTGATATAATAAAATCCTAGGATTATTACCATCACCAGCAACCTCAGTAACACCTAGTTCCTTTTGAGCAATTGAATAAGCATTTTCACATAGAGTCATAATCACTCCGTTGTTTTCTTTTTTAAAGTACGTTTTGAATTATTTAACTTATCCCATTCGACATCTATTACACCCATTTCGGTTAATAGTTCCTTTATGTCTTTGTAAACTTGTCTATTATAATTTCCAACTGCTGCACGAATGTATGCACGCTTGCCTTCAAAAGTTACAACACAACTAAAGTCGTATGGATCACCATGATTTTCAAAGTATGGACCTGATCTAATTACACCTAAGACTATTTCCATTTTAGTTTTCATATCTGGTCTCTTAAAATTGTCATGTACAAATAATAGTTAAGACCTGCAAAAAACAATGTTGGAACAAAGTTTAACAAGCCATATTGATCATAATGAATAAACACTGAAATTAAAGTAATAAACGTCACAACTGTAATTTTCCAAAACATTAATTTCTGAAACTTATCATAGAGCTTTGTCTTCGTTGCAACACCAGTGGCTTGCCATGGCGTGATAGAGTTAGTGAGTCTTTCAATAAATGCAAAGAGATGTGCATGGTATGCAACAATTCTAGCCTTAATTGAATACCAACCCCACGGTGCCTTATTCCAATTTGCCATGTATATAGTGCCAAACAAAAATGACGGTACGCTAAAGAGTGCGTTAAATAAAAGAATGTTGTGTGGTTTAAAAATCAATAAATAAAGACTTGGTAAGTAAATAAAGAACACACCAAGGCCAGTGGTTATGTAGTAAAACATTCCAGACAAGTAACAAAGCCTTTGCATCAGCGTAAGCTTTGCTTTCCAAAACTCTTTAGATAAAAATAAATCAATGCTACCTAAAGCCCATCGATGCTGCTGAATAAAGTATGCTGGCAGTGTATCTGGGCACAAGCCCTTGGCTAGGACTAGTGGAATGTATACAATCCTGTATCCAATCATTAAACATCTAAATCCAGTCCTTACATCTTCGCTGTAAGCAATATCAGCAGTGCCACCAAAAGGCTCAAGGGCAGTCCTTCTGTAAATTGCATTAGTACCAACGCAAATAGCGCCACCAAAATGATCTCTGTTTACTTGGATTAATCTATAAAATAATTCCTGCACATACGATGCGCCCTTTTGTACCCAATTAACCCCGTCTTTTGTATTAAAGTATTGAGGGGTTTGCACAATGGCCACATCAGCATGATTTTCTAGGTAAGGAACTGTTTGCTCAAAGAAAGAAGATGCTGGACAAAAGTCTGCATCAAACACTGCAATGTATTTTCCATTGGTGATCTTAAAAGCATTTCGCATGTTGCCAGCTTTTTTAAGCACACCTTTATCAGGACGTGAGATGTAGACAATATTTGCAGTCCTTAACCTAATCTTTTCAAATACAGGTTTTGAGGTATTCTCTTTTGAGTCATCTAGAATATATATAATACATTTTTCACCCCACCGCTTTTGTAGGTCTACAATGTGGTGAAGTGCATTTAATTGTATGTTATAATCCTCACCGCATGTCGGATAATATATATCAATACTCGGTCTATCTATTTGGTCTTTACCTTCTGGGTTATTTAATCCTACTGTCATTAGATGACTTTTTAGATTAAACTCTTTTGAAAATACACCGATGGCAAATGAGAATAAAAGATAAGATATTGTTGCTGCTGCAAATAGTCCGTAAACAAGTGCAGTTTCTGGATTACCTTTAATGAATAAAATCATTCCAGCAATTAAAAGAAAAAGAGATATGCTGCTGAAAAAATAAAGGCGGGTTTTATCCGCCTTCAAATATACAAAAGTCTCTTTTGGATTTGGACTTGTATGCACTTATTACCACATTTGAGCAGCAATTTTTAAGTAACCAACATTTTCATGATAGCTAGATTTTAAATCCTTGCTGTACTCATGCCCTACTTCTACTTGTAGTTTAGATAATGGTTGAATCATTAAACCATTCTTGAAAGAAAAGTTTTGAAATTCCTTTGCAGACTTACCAGCATTATCTGAGTAAGAACCACCTGTCCAGTTAGTCCAATAAATTGGTCCCATTACTTTTTGGTGAACAGCAACACCGATTTCTACTTGATCTGTTTTCTTAGTGTAATTGTGTTCTGGTTTAAAGATAAACTTTCCAGATGCTGATGCTAGTGAACATGCAAGAGTCAAAACTACCGTGTAAATTAATTGCTTCATTCGTTACCCCTTTATTTGGTTAGTAACGATTGCAGAATATAATATTACTTAGGTCAATTCTTTTTCGTGTTATGAAATGTACAGTCAGGATGTTTAAATCTTTTCTGGTGATTCTTTGACGCATTATAGCCGTCACGAATTTCTTTAACCTCTGGATTTGTTCTAGCCCATTCGTGAAGTTTTACAGAATCGATCCAGTACTTTCCAGAGAAAGAGGCAAATGACCAACCTTCATTGATGTGATTTTTCAGAGCTTGAATCATCCACGGCTCTAGTTCTTTTAATCTTTTGCGACCTCTCATGCAGTTTAACCTTTTGTTTGATAGCATAAAGTCTAAGTAAATAATCACCGACTATAAAGATAAATAAATTAATATTAAAGAATATCGCAACTGCAAAGATCATTTCAGTATTGTTCATTTCTAAAATCTTTCAATACTTTTTGTTTCTTGTCTATCTCTTGCCACGCAGTCATGCTTTTATATCTATTCTCGTCATAGTTATTAATTGCAACAAGCTGTGCTTTCACATAGGCAAGTGTAATTTGTATTTGTGATAACATTTTATTAAGCTTAATTTCTCTGCAATAACAGGCCTTGTGATGAGTGGTGCATTGTTCATTCATTTAGCTTTCCAATCTGCATATATTTCTAAACCACAATGTTTGCAAATTAAATTACCATAGCCTGGAAAATCTGGCTCGTGAATACATGGCTCTATTTTAATCTCTTCAACGCCAATCAAATACCCCTTGTGAGTGTATCCAATCTCATCAACGCCACTAAAATGTAATTCATCCTTATCGCAGTAGACAATAGTAGCAGATAGTAGCAGTTTGTTTAGTTTAGCATTTGCGGCTTCAGCAGCGTATTTTTCTGAAAAACAATTTGTAAAATCTTCTAAATAAAAAAATTTATTCATGTTTAACACCTACAAATATACTTGGTGGTAAGGTGTAATCAATTCCGTGCTCTTTCCATAGGTGAAGGCAAAATTCATGATTATTAACGTATTGTGATTTCTTTGGATGAAACTGCACGACAGTTTCTTCATCGTCAAAAAACAATTCTTTTACAAACTTCATTTCAAACCAATTGGGGCACCTATTTGGTAGAGATATTGAAATATGATCCCAGCCTAGTTGATCCGATGCTATTACTTTTAGTGTTG